TGTAGCATCGTCGATAACGATACCAACATACTTTCCACGATCATCACCTCCAGCAACAGCTCGTCTGTACTTTGGTGACGCTCCTGTAGGATAGTCCCCATAGTACACAATATCATAGTTTTCTAATGTCCCGACAAATTCATGAGTGATTGAATCAGTGTCATACATTTGCCCAACATAAGCGTGAGTATATCCACCCACAACAAACATCCCGGCACGTCTAAGAGCATCTTGGACGAGAGGATGTGCTTCTGCATCAGCGTTATGTACGCCAAGACCGCTAATTTGTAAGGCAATTAAACCCCCATTAGCAAAAGTATCTGCAACAACACAATAACCTACAAACGTGTTCAATCCTGCAGCATTTGTAAAGTCTCCTGCTGAACCATCTGATAAGAAGAGTTTATCACCAATAGTAAATCCTGAAGTATTATAGTTTATAAAACCGTTATCAATCACCAATCCCTGATATCCAGAATCATCAATGACATCATATGACACTCCTACAACCTCTTGTTCTGCTGGTGTTACTGAATCAGCTATGGCCTTTCTATATGTTCCACCGCTGTGTCTGTACACAAGGGATATATCACCAACACTCCAATCACCTCCATCAAATGTTGCCAGTTCATCAAACCCCTGGCCATGATAGGTATGTGTTGTTATTCCTTTTGTCGTATTAATTACATAGATACCCGCTTTATTCAAGGCTGCTTGAATATCACTATGGGCATAAGGTGAGTCATTGTGATCATCGATACTTCCTGCTGTACTTGCTGTTCCCAATAAGAGAACTCCGTCTCCCATTGACATTCCGATTCTAACGTTACGATCACCAAGATAATCAGCTGAATATTCTGCTGCAGCAACCCAATCAACAGCTCCATCAGCAAGAATGGTGTCTCCCACTACGGTTATACCACTCCACGTAGGTTCCCCGGTACCCGTCTGTCCACCTGTTGTCACTTCCATCACCCAACCAGTCATTGTATCAGCATCTGTAATTTCGGCAATACGGTCTCCAACAGAATACGTTTCGTTAGCGTACCATCCATTGAAGTCTCGTACAATCTTACCGTACCCGTTAGAACCATCTGGAAGGGTTGTACTTTCACATAAATATAAAAATGTACCGGCGGGAAATTCAGCATTTGGGAGTAATACAGTTCCTATCTCTATAAGACCTGATGCAATTACAAAGTTATTACCAGCAATACCATCCCTATCTTTTTCTGCAATTCCAACCACTGTCTCTTGTACACTGTCATCAGCTAATGCTCGGTGATATTTACTATCCGATAAGTCAAAATACACCAAATCCCAATTTTCTACACTTGAGTGTAATTCCACTCCTTCAACATAGTTCTGTCCTCTATACGTGAACCCCAATTCAGTACGATTGTTGATATAGAAACCCATCTTCTTTAGATGGTGTAGTATTTGATTATTTAATTTAACATCAGTATCGGTTCCATTTATAGGAAATGTCCTACTGTCATCCACTGTCATGTGATCGGTGAATGTAATAAATGAAGTAGGATTGATTATGTTGTCACTAGAAACCGTGAAGTATACAATTGCTCGTCTATTATTGGTATCACCACCTCCCAATACATAATTAGTATAGGTGTCATGATTTAGAGTTGCAAACCCAGATGAGTCAGTTGGTGCAGTAGCATATATAATATAAGATTGTGGTCCAGATATAGGAGGAGTAAATGTGTAAAGTTCCGCCGAAATAACAAATCCCTTACCGTTCAAACCGATAGCTAACATGCCTTCGGGAACTGTAACCTCTTGTGATATGCCGGGGTTAGAAGAGTCCTCAATCTGGCCTTTGAATGATATCATTCCTGCTGCTTGTGCGCCTACAGCATATTTTTCAGCCATATATAACCTTTGATTTAAAAGTTCTTATTTACTATATTTATATTAAAGAATTTAGACCTAAAAAAAGCCCGATACGAATATCGGGCTCCTTTAATAACCAATGTTTTAGTTATGGACGACCAACAGAAGTATTCTCTCCAGCTCCATATGTATCAGTTCCACTCCAGTAATCAATTGAAAAATTACATGTGAATTCCTCAAGTGAGTCAGTTGTTTCATGACTCATCTCGATAGCATCGATACTCTTTGGATAAGCGCCGTGTAGATAATATCTTGCGATAACATCTGGGCCACTTCCGTATTGATCTAATCTAAGCGTTCCCTTGTAATCCAAGTGAGACGCTCGTGTGTTCTTAACGATATTAGCGATACCGTCGAGCCATAATTCTAATGACTCACGGATTGTAAATGTAGCATTGTTGATGAATGTTAGGGCAATATCATCAAATACTGGGTCACCAGCAATTTTGTAGTTATTTCCCATCCACCACAGTGTTGTAATGTCACCAAGTGTTCGGCCAGGTATTGAGGCCGCTTTGCAATGATAAATCATTTCATCGTCCCAGGTCACATTTCCAATACCAGGAGGTAACGTTTCAATACCCATCATAAACCGGTTCGGTCGTGCAATCTCTTGTACAGCACCCCTAAAGTCGTCTAATGTTATACCTGCCATAATAAATTCTCCTTAAAAATTTCTATTTATATTTATGACTGTAAAACCGACTAGGAAATATTTTCCTAGTCAATTTTCAATTATACAGCGATCTCGTCAAAGCTAGCGCCCGTTCGTGTAACGATTACGTTAACTTGGATGAATTCCGCTACTTTAGTTGGTTGTACAAATACGTCTACAATAAGTCCATTTGCGTCAATAATGTCGGATGTGTTATTGGTCTCATCACACACAACTTTAAAGTCGAAAAGTCCTCGTCTCGCTTTAATTCTTCCGAGATATGGATTGATCAAACCCTTAATTGCCGATCGTGTTCCCTCATCATTGAATTGGAATAGATAAGGTCTTAATGAAGTGGAAATTGCCTTTTCAATTGTGATCAACAATCGTCTTACGTTAACTCTATCAAAAGCAGATGCTGTCGCTGTTGCTGTCTTTTGTCCGAGGATGATTCCCATTCCTTCCCCAAGCACAGACATTACAGGGTTGATAGCGTTGAAGTATAATATATCCCGACTAGCTTTAGTTGGGTTATATGCCACTTTGATGGTATTCTTCATTTTACCACGTAAGATACCAGCAGGTGCCCACCATGGATCATGATTTTTGTCAGTCTCAGCATACAGACCAGCAACGTCTCCGGCAATTGACATCCATCTGTTCATATCGTTGTACTTATCATACTGATATTTCATGTTTCCATAAACAGCAGAATAAGTATTCCAATCTGCCCAGACAGGTGATGTACCAGATCCAGATGTACCAAAGTTCTCAGTTAAATATGTTGTAGCATTTGCTGAACTCTTTCCAACAAGTTCTGAAGCGTCAAACGGCGTAATAATAGCCATACAATCTTTACGGTTCAAGGCAACAGTTGATGCCTTCGCCATTGACAATTCTTGACATAGTAAAATATTAATATCGATAGCGTCTGGATCATTAAACATTTCAAACGCTTCATCTACATCTCCTTGAACAAATATTCCATCATAAGCTCCGCCAGGAAATACCACAGCATCATTAGGATATATGGTATCATTACTAATATGTCTAAAAGCTGGCAATTCACCGAAAGCTGTGTTAACATCTGCTGTTCCACCAGCTGTGTCACCAGATACTTTACAATAAACGTAACTCGAATTATTCATGAACCATGTTTCGCCATAGATAGCTCTATTTGTAACCGGATGTCTAGCGGTAGAAGTGTAAGAACACATGTGAGTTTCTAACATTACCCATTCAATACCATCCCATTGGAATACAATTACAAAGAATTCGTCGTTATCCCATGCTGGTGTATATTCAAAATAGCTCTGAAATGTGTTAGCAATATCGGTTGATACTACTTCTTCCCAAGCAAGTTCTGTTGAGCATACGGCCACTCCAAGATCCTGAGTAGATGTCGCCCATCTATTATAGAATATAAGTCTGTTATCATCCAATGTTCCTGAAATGATGTCAGTTGTGCCAAGAGAAAAACTACTTGAATGAAGTAATGAAGCAGACGCCATAGACGTACTGGTTGATACCAAATCTGTTGTATCTTCAAACGCACCACCGGTAATATCTACAATTACTACATCTGTATCTGTTGATCCATTTCCAATCGTGCCGGAAGCAGGACTAACTCCTGTTTGAGTTACAAGTTCTCCTTCAACAAAATCAGTACCGCCTGAAGCAACGTTAACTATTCCTGCGTGTGTCCATCCAGTAGGAATATCACCAATTACATCTAAAATATAAGCGGCTGAAGTTCCTGTAATCTGGAAAATTTCTGAAGTTCCTAAGTTAATAATATCACCATCTGTTGTGTCTTGTGTTAGTTGTTCAGCTCCCATCATTGATAACCAAGCAAAAGCGTACGCTGTGGTTGTCCCACCACTTACTGCTCCCGAAAGAGCAAGTGTCTTAGTGTCTATTACCAAATCTGGAAGGGTTTGTTCTGCTACTGATTCATTATACATATCAGCTTGTCCAAAACATTGATACGTGGACAATACTGCTGATGACGAACCACCGGATAGAGCCATTGCAACATTTTCAGTTACTCTTGCTTGATCTAATGGACGTACAGCATATAATGAAGCAGCATATTGCTGAAAGTTCCAAGCATTATACCAATCCCTAAAATTATATCTAGTTGGGTTGCCAAAGGTATTCTCTAGATCCCACTGTGAAGGGACATGCATAACCTCATAAGCAGGTCCGTAATCGGATGTAATTACCATCCCGGTCAATGAACTTGGAAGAGTCGCGATATTGAATGTAGCATTCTTTTCGATAACCTCAATTGATGGGCTTAAACTAAATGCCATTTATATCCTCCAATTATAATATTATAAGTTGATCGTTCATTTATTAAGACCTAACTACAGAAAGCAAAATTCTGCAGCATCGTAAATCAAAATATAGTTCTCGTTTGGTATATTTATAAAAGGCGAGGATTTTTAAAGTACGAGGGTGAGGGAGGTCTCCCTCACTCTCTTACTCAAAGATGTTTTGGCCGAAGGGACTTGCATTGTCCATATCGAATGGAGAGATACCAAAAGGTGCTGGATCATCTGCATCGTCCAAAATACCAGCATTTTCCCTTCTGTCTTTCAGACGTTCACCGTCTGTCATCAATCGTGGATCAATAGGCTTTACGGCCGCGTTAAATCCAAGGTTTTGTACTAATCCAATCTTATGCTCCCAACCCATCCTATCCTGTAGGAAGGTCATTGATGCCAACAAAGCTGCAACAGCATCGTCTGGATAACCGATTTCCGCTTCGTAACTGTTTGTTTTCTTAATGTAGGTAGACAACTGGCTAATAGTTGCAACGTCACGTATTCTTAGTTTGTTTGTTTCAATGAGCATCTTGATTGCCAAGCATGCCATTTTCTTAGACCGTGATGTTGTCCTAAATCCGAATACACCAGCCTTCTCAGAAAACACATTCTCGTACTCCCAATCTAAGTTAAGACTGTCAGCAATTGATAATCCTACCTGATCGTTGTTCTCTATGAAAATTGTGGCTTCATTGTAGTAATATCCGAAGTGTGATAGGAAGGCAGGAACTTCAAGATAATGAATTCCATCATTGATGACAACGGTTGCTACCTGTTTGAAAGGGAGTTTTGTAATATCCATTACCTGTAAGGCCAATGAATCACCAGAAGATTCTTCTGTAATTTTAGCAGGATCAACTCCAATCACATAATCATGGTCTCTTTTAGGCTTCTCGTAGATATATACGCAGCGTTCGAAGTTTTCATTAATTTTTATGATCTTCTTATAGATCGGAATTCGTTTGAATATAAGAGGATCAGCAAATTCCATTTGCTCCATGTATTCGCCAGTAATGAGAGAGTTCGAACTCGCAAGGAATTTACATTCATACTCTTGATCCCACTTACGACGACCCATGTTGGCAATAGTTTCCTTAGCAAACTCTGCATCATATCCTGGCACATCTTGCCATTTGATCTCAACAGGATTGAATTTACTACCACCCTGTTCCATTGGCTTCAAGGCTTGAGACCACAATTGATAAAAATGGTTCATTCCCTTCGGTGTAGATACTAGGATAATCTTAGATGTCTTAGCTGAAGAAATAGTAGGATAGATAGATGCCCAAAATTCATGCCAGATGTTTGGTGGAACAAACGCACATTCATCCACAATCAGCAATGAGATAGATTCACCCCTGATGGTATCTGATGAAGTAGATGTTGCAACAACCCTACATCCATTCGCCAGTTCCATACTCATCTTATTCCACGCAATAACACCTTGTTGCATCCAGAATGGTAGTTCTTCGTATGCTAGTTGAATCCTTGAGAGTAATTCCTTTGATTGCTTCTCTTTGTTAGCAAGAATAACGACATTCTTATGCTCGTTGAAAAGGATGAAGTGGCATACATGTACGGCAAACGTTGTAGACTTACCTGATTGCCGAGGGTACTTAACAATATTAAACCGATGATTTCTAAAGGCTTCAAGACACCGTTGTTGGTAGTCTCGTAGCTCTATGTTGATCAATCCGTGATCCTGATGGACTAAATGGTAGTATCGATTAGCAAAATATTCAACGTCATTTGCACAACGCATAAGCTCATCAACATGCTCTTTCGAGTAGGCAATGTGGGTGTCCGGGCCCTTAACTTTGGTGTTTC